CAAAACAAAGGGCGTTTTTATGCCCTTTGTTGGCTGTTAGGACACGTTTTAACGTGTCTTTATTTTATTAAAACAGCTGCTCCGAAAATACTCGCGATTGATCCTAGCGAAATACATCCGATTTTTAGGACTTTGTTTTTCTTCTTCAGGTTGTTTATTGATTTGTCGCGGCTCCGGATTAGTTCGCGATAATATGCAACTTCCTCAACCTGGATTTCTTCTTTTCTGACGTAGTTAGTGATTAAGCCTTTTTGAGCGTTGATAATATCGTGCTGCTGTGTTATCTTGACTTGCCTGTTTTGAAGCAGGGAATCACTGTAAAACGCCTTAATTTGATAGTTTCTAATGACCTTTAACTCTTCCAAGTTGAATTGACCGCTTAATAACGTTGGTAAGGCTATCGCTATTAGTAAAAGTGTCAGTATTCGCATAATGATTTTTAATTTTTTCGTTTATGATTACAAATTCCTTTTCTGTTTTAATTGGCTGTAGGTTCAGACTATCTATAACCAGTTTAAAACTATCATTCCGCGCGGTTAAAACAGTTTTGAAGCTATCTAACCGCTGAAGATTTACATCGTCTTTAAGCGGGGTTATTTCATCATCGGGTAAGAAAGTGTAAACAACGCAAGCCAAACCAAAGCCAGCAATAAAAATCAAAACATTATTAAGCATTTTGTACGCCATTTCTTACGTGTAATTTAACGCGGTCACCTGCTTGGATTGCAAGTTTAATTTTTGCTGTTAATGGCTTTTCCATTGATCCTTGAATCATGTCATTACTTAACCTGTTTTTAGCAACCAAAGGGCAGCCATGTGTATTTTCGTGAGTATTACCTCCGTGAAATCTTACGCCAACAAATGAAACTCCGTTAATTATTATCGTTTGCATTTTGTCGGTTGATATAATAGGCATTTCTCTTTTAAAACGATTGCTCATGGTAACAAAAACAGAATAATCACCCGCTGGAATTGCTGTTTCTCCTGCTACTTTTACGCCAAAAGGTCTAACGGTATCTTCTAACGTTTCGCAAAAATATTCGCCTTCAATATAAAGTTTTCCTAATGTTGTTCTCGCTGTGTACTTGTCTCTTTTTAATTCGATTCTCATCTTAAGTTTTTATCTATGAAAATATTAATACTAATTTAGTTAGCGCCACTTTTAACCATGATGAAGAAGCTACATTTGCGCCCGAAACACCTATAGCTGTACCAAGTACCCACTTCGCTTTATTCCTTTCAGATTCAAGTTTAATCACTTTTGCTTTTGTTTGCTTATGCTCTGCGATTAATCCAATTCGCTCGTATTCTGGTTCTCCAACTAACGCCCTATGAACTTCACCTAATTTTTTATTCATGTCGGTCAATAGCATAATATCAACCTCCATTTTTCGATGGTCATTATTTAAAGCCATTCTTTGAAGTTTACTTTTTTATTCAATTTACCAGAAATAGTAGCGTCATTACAGGCCTCCCAAAGTTGGCTGCATTCAGCAACATTTAAATCATTAAATTTTATTGCGAGAATTGAGACACTGTTATTGTGTACCGTTGCGCTTTGTGACATTTCCGAAAGACTCCCAGTTGAACAGTTGTTAAATATTATGCATTGCACTGTGTCCATTTCGTGAAATGCTTGAATAAACGAATTAATTTCTGATTGATTCATTTTATTTATTGTTATCTTCTGGAAATTGTTCGGGTTTAATTATACCTGTTTTTCGGCCTAAGAAATCAACTGTAATTGCAAATACTCCCGTTAATGTGTAACCGCTTACTTCTAGGCTTAAATCGCCTTCTCCTGCCTTATTTAACGCCCAATTAGTCAAGGCATCGTTATTTACTCCGCTGTGAACTAGAGTTACAAATATCGCGCTGAAAAACATACCTATTAAAATATTATTCCACCGTTTTGAAAACCACCTTTCAAAACTTACCTTAAATCCGTTTGGCTTTTTACCATAATAATCTTCATGATTTTGGTAGTGGATAAATTCTGTGGCCAGCACTCCGACAATGATAACCAGAGCGTATATTAAAAAATCTTTCATATTATATGTCTGTAAATGGTAAATTGTATTTTGCAGAAAGCCAGTTTCCGACTAAATTTTTATCTACTGTTGATAAGTGATTACCATAATTAATAGCACTAGCAGCCATTTGCCCATCTGCTTTAACCGCTGATGTTGACCTTTTGAAAAGAGTATCAATGGTTATTGTTGCCGTAGCCGCGCCAACCGCAACGCTATTAGTTGTACCCGCGGATCCGTTGTAACAATAAATATTAGTTCCATCGCCCCAATAAATCCAAATATTCTCAGCACTAAAGCTTCCACTATCAACGAATTTAACATTTGTGCCATCACGGAAATAACTACGTGTGCTTGTCAATTGCTCCCATAAGTATGCACCCGAAGTTGTGCTAGATTCCCACATTGACCAATATGACCCAGTCATTTTCCCAACAAATGCAAGCGTCCAATTACTATTTAAAGTAATGTTAAATGAACTACCTAAAGTCATATAATCAACAACTGGTGTCGATGCTGGATTTATAGTCGGTAAACTATTAAACGTAGCATTTCCAGCCGTGTAATCTGGCTGATTATCAGCTGTTGCTTGTGATGCGTTATTGCCATCAAGACCCAGGTCTGTTAGCCCGCTGATTTTAGCCGCTGATTGAGTAACATTATCCCCATCGTACCAAATGTTAAATAACTTATAAGGCTCAAAACCTCCAGCCGCTTGACTGTATATTCCCATTCTACCACTCATCCTATGCTTTTAATGTTCCAATTAGTCTAAATGTGTTGTTTGCTGTTTTCTTCAACATTGTGCCGCTAAATGCCTTGTCTAGTTTTAAATTACTATCAACGGAATTAATAGCTGTACTTCCTCCAGCGACAAAGCTAACATCGGCTGTCAAATCGACGGGGCTAAATTCCCATTCCGAACCAATTGCAAAATCTGTGTTTGCTTGGTCCGTTACCGTTATTACAATAGCTCCGCCATTTGCATTAACATCATAAAAAGTATTTGCAGGAATTGATTCTAAATTTGCGCTGGATGTTAATATTGTTCCAACTGGTCTAGCCGCATTGACTAAATCGGCTGTAATTAATCCTGTTGCTGTTAGTGTGCCATCTACCGTTTTATTTCCCGTTAATGTCTGAGTAGTTGCGTTTAAATAAAGCCTTGTTGCTGTTTCTGCTATATCGCCAGCATCTAAAACAACTACTCCCGATGCAGAATTAACGCTTGTAACTGGAGCTGTAGGGTAGCTCATTTGCAGCCAATCCGATACGTCTGTTGGATCATCTCCGATTATTTGGAAGTTTGTACCTGTGTCCGAACGAACGCAAAAATCACCTTTCTCACCTGTTAGTAATAACATTGCAGACTCATCAGCCGCAACTCCTAAATAATCAACTATTGAAATTGCTGGAAGTTGTGCAACTGGTATCTTTGAATCCGCACCAAGAGAAGCATATCCATTTGCAGCGGCTTTATTTGCCGCCTGTTCTGCTGTCCCTATGGTTGTAGTTAGCAAAGCGGTTAAAAATAAATTAGTTGTTCCTTCTGTAATTAAATCAGAATCATCAGATTGAGTATTAAAACTCGAATCGTTTAAATCTGTTTGCGTTCCGCGTGTGTCGGCTGGACTAATTGCGCCTGCTGTATTATCTGGCAAATCAGTGTCTATCGCTGTCTGTAAATCTGTTCTATTCTTAATTGCCATGATGCAAAGTTAATGATTAACTATAAAATTTCTTGTTATTCGAATATCTACTTATAAAATCTATTGAACCGCTTGGATAAGGTCTTGAATTGCTATTATCTGGTGCAAATTCTCCGTTTACTTCAACCAAAACATTAACAAAATCGTCATTGTTTGCTCGGTTGTAATCACAAATCTTTAAATCATCTGCCATTAAAACCACATACATAAGCAAGTCGAATAAATCGCGGGAAGAACGCCTTAACTCTAATTTGTAAGTTTCTCTAAATCCTTTTGAAATTGTTCTTTCTCTACCGTTGCTCATTCGCACACCTTCAACTTCAAATGGGGCTGCTCTATCATTAAATAAAGCATCTGAAAGCCTAATTTGACTAGTGAAGTTTAACCCGACAAAATCAGTTGTAACGGTTTGTAATTTATCCCCAATTACTGAGTTTAAAGTATATTCGATTCTTACCGTTTCATCGGCTCGCGCTTGGGTGTATGTTTTTAAACAGTACTCGTTTGAGTACTTATGTCCAGTTCCATAATCCCAATCCATCCTATATTTACCTTCACCTCCATAAGTAGCAAAATTTAGATAAGTTTTCCAAACTATTTTATGAGCGTAATAAGTCATATTGTTACGGGTAACGCTTAAATCATTTCCTAAGGCACTACCAATATTATCCCATGCAGCGGTTGACTCATTGTACTTTTGAATGTACATTGAAACAGTGTATTGTACTGGAAAAATCTCTATAAAATTATTGTAATCGTTTATAAAAGTGTTGGTATCTGAAACGCTTGCAAGAACGTTTAAAGGAAGACAGCAAACTTTAAAAGGGTTTGATTGCAAATCAATAACAGGGCTGTCTACAATAGTTTCTAAAGCTAGAACATCCGTTTTAAATATCTCTCCCCAATCAGTTAATGCAGTGTTTTGGGTGTTCCTGTTAATGCTTACAGAAATAGTATATTCTAAAACACCTAAAGGAAGTTTGTTATGGTCAATATAAAAAGTACCTGTAAAAACATTTCCAACTTTAGTTATTGAAATCTTACCATTTCCACCGTTTGAATCGAATATTGATACGCTTTGACGGTCATAAACGCTTGAAAAACTTGAATTATTTTCAAAGTTTCCATCGCCTTTCGGAATTATCCTAGCAACCATAAACACATCTGACTCATTAAATGAAGGAGAAGAAGCTGTATTTGTGAAAACCGCCTGCACTTTAGTTTGTTTATTGGATAGAATGTAAGGCGCTGATGAATGAGTCAATGCAGTTGTACCATCGAAGGTATTTAAAGCCAGTGTCGGCCATTGTGCGCTGTCTGCCTCATAGTCTTTATCTATTAAAACAGTGTCATTATTAACCGTGTGCGTTGTAACTCCACTACTTAAATTGGTTTGAACACGGTAATTAATAGCCCAATCAGAAAACGCTGCTAACCTTATCCAGTTGTTGTTGTAACCGTTGTAATTCTGTGTAGTGTCTTGAAAGTCTGCAGGATATGTAGATATTAATAATTGATCCCAATCTGCCCATCGCATTAAAAACGTGTGCATGAATTTGTAAGCGAATGCAGTTCCTGCGTCATCCGTTGGCGAACGAAACGCTGTGTTATTTGCTCTTATTTCCGATGCATTTACTTGAAAATTGGTAGGCGTTGTCTGGTTAATAAATCGAACGTTGCCAATTAGCGGCTCACCTGTCAAATCTATATTTTCACTTTGCAAAACAAGTTCTTCGTTGTCGCTGGAATTAATAGCAACTAATTGTAATTTAACGCTGTCAATTTGAGCATCTGGAAGCTTTGAAGGCTGGTCTAACATTACCAAAGTGTCTACGCTTATTTCATCCTCTACCTTTATTTTTGGTGATTGGCTTTCAATTGTCGCGTCTTGTTGATCGTGAAATAATATTTTTGATGTTGTTGTTGCTGTGCTATCTGGAATATCTATTTTGATAGAACCGTAATCAATTAAAAAAGTGGTATAATTAGCCGTTTCAGCTGTCAAGCTTTCTGAGCCAGCATAGGCCCAAATTGAATAATTTTTTTGACTTAATGAATCGATTTTTGCCTTTGCATCTGTTCCAAAATCAACGTTAAAAGTAATTGTTGTACTTGTTAAAGTGCTAGTAGGCGCAGCGGATGTTATAACTTGAAATCCTGTTCCGTTATTTTCTCCGTTTATAGTCGGGCCGCTTTCCGTGACAAATGCCCTATCCCAAGAATAATTCTCTAAAACAGTACTATTAATATTTTTGTAGTCTGAATCAATTTCAGGATGCAGAATAAAATTAACACAAACGTATTTTGGAAATTGTGTCGATATTCCTGTATTTACTTGGTTAATTGTAAAGCTAACCGAAACAACATCATCTCTAGTCAGTGAATTAACCGTTGATGCGTTGCCATAGGTTGCACCTGTTGCTGTAAATTCTGAAATTCCACCGTTGTACTGCTCATCTTTCCAGCCTGTATTTCCTTCTTTTTTATCAAAAATTAATTCTTGAAATACATTTGGGTCAACTAAATCTCTATAGCCTCTTATTCTGAAAACTTGCTTTAAACATTTAGTTTTATCAAAATAATTAGGTGCTATTACATTAGGAAAAGTAGACCAATCAAATATTTGATGAGTCAAATAAAAAGGGTGTATAAATAACACCTGTGTAATTGTGTAGTTATATTGAAAACCTTCTAATTGTGTACTGGTTGTAGTGTCTACTACTGTACAATCGCCTAAATGCCATGACTCCTTCCCTTGTGGAATTAATGTCTGAGATGTTGACCCCCATGGCGCTGAAGATTCTCCAAAAGAAAAACGCATTAATTCGCCATCAATTGGAGAGGTAAAAACAGTTGCACCGTCATTTTCTGGAAGGCCATAATCTAAGCTAATTCCAGTTGGATATTGAACCAATTTAAAAACTGCTTCAATGTCATCGGGGTTAGCTGTGAATGATACAGAATCACCATCCTCATCAACGCACCTAATTCTATAATCACTTATCTTTTCACTAATTATAAGACCGCTTCTATTTAATCCTCCGCCTTGATCAGAGTCATTTCCTCCATCTTCTGCATTGGTAATACTTAATTCGTCACCTACTGCGAAATCTATAAATCTACCGCTAGGATCATAAATCCAATCAGGAGTGAGCATTGTATTATCGGCAAAGGTTACTTCACCATCTGGACTAGCACAATTAAACCAAGTCTCAAATCTTACTTTAATTTCTACTGTAATTTTTTGGAATAGATTACCTTTTAAATAATCAACCGAAGTGCTTAAATCTGCTTCTTCTTCTCTCGCTTCGTAACTTACTAAATAGCCTGGCATTATGCGAATTTTTTTCTAAGTTCTTCCAAATCTTGCTTCATCTTTGCCGCTTTTTCGTTAACGTCGAACTTTTCAAACAGTTCTGCAGCTTCTTGTAACTCTTCCTCGCTTGCGTTTTTCTTTAATTTACCCATGTTTTTGTTCAACTCGACATCTAATTCATGTGAAATAATGCTTAGTTTCTTAGTAATTTCCAAAACGCCTTTCAAATCAAACTCCATCTTTCAAAAATACTATTTAATTAATTGCCATCTGGTTCCGTTGTGCGCTCTTTTAAAAAGGTCGTGTAGTTCTTTCTTTCCTCAATTACAAAATTTGCTAATCTTGTTCCGCTATTCCAAGAGCAACTAACAACTTGCATTATTTTATTCTTGAATCTTACATTTCCCTCAGTCATAATATCCAGAATGTTTCCTAAATTCATTTCTACTTTTGGAATATTGTAGATAAATCTTTGCGCGCTTTCTGGTCCCGGAGCGAAAGACTTGTTTTTGTGGTAATTCTCAAATAAATATCGTGCGTTTACTTTTGAATTATTATCAACTGAGATTTTTGTTTTCTTATCATTTGCATTTACATCGAGTAGAGCAATTTTAGCGATGCCTATTTGATCGCGCTCCAAGAGCATCATCCCTACACGATTGTCTAGTAATTCATCTAGATTTGGGTCTTTAAGCTCTTTTACGGGGTCTAGCTCAATTTTAATTTTAATTCCAACAACTTTCAAAGCCTTTTTCAATTTTCCTAAAGCCTTTTTGATGCCGTTGATTATCTTAATTACCCCGTTTGTTACCTTAATTAAAGCGCCAATTAAGGGGCCAATAACATTCATTAAAGCATCAACCGTTCTTTCCACTGATGTTAAATCATTCTTTCGGATAGCCCGAGCAAAACCAAAAGAAGTTTGATTGAATCCTTTTAATAGCTGCAAGTTTCTTACTGAATTAGGTATTTTCTTATGCAGTAGTTGAGATTGAACTATAGTACCTTTATAATCATCAATTGTATTTAAGTCCACCATGTCTGTTTCAAAGCGAAGTATAATATTTGAAACTAAACTATCTGCATTGGTTGTGAATTGTGGAATATAATAATCAGGAATTGTTACAGATGCAGGACTAAGCGGTTTTAAAGCCGAAAGCAACTGAAGACCTGCTGCGTTGCTAACTATTCGCAAATTAAACATTCCTGTAATCTTTCGCAATAAATCGCCAAACGTCCCTTTGTAAAATCCTGTTTGGTCAATTTCGTTGCCTACAAAATAGCCTTTAATTCTATCGTCTGACTGTGTAACTGGTGGAGCATAGGCTTCAGGAATAATATGCAATTTGATCCATTCAGTGTTCTGCAATATTGGGCTAGAGTAAGTTAATCCTAAATAATCACACGCTGCATTTATTTGGTCGTTAAGACTCATGCAAGCTGCGTACTTTATCCTACTAATAATTAAATCCACAAGATCTAGAATCAACTTTATAATTGAAATCAGTAAAAATATAGCGTAAATTATTGCGGCTATCAACTGAATAACACCGCCTAAAGCGTCGATAATCGAACCCGCCTCAGCTGTATTAGCTGCAATTTCTGTAATGCTTTGCTTTATCCATATGCTAATTGATGCCAACGTTAAAGAAGTGATCATTATATCCTTGTAATTCGGCACGCTGGAAATTACGTAAGGCATAAAGACTTTTTGGCTTTCTTTTAGATAGCCTTCATTGTATAGTGTTTGGAAGTCTATTCCATCGGCTACTTCAGTAACCCATTCTAATCCAGCACGCTCTTTTGTGTCCGCTGTGACCAAGTCTCTATCCCATTGAGCGGTTGATAAGTCAATAAAACCGTCCAACACTTGCAATGTGTTACCGCTTTCTAGTATTTTTCGGATATGAGGAACCCCGTTAGTTATTCCCCTTCCTCCAGAAACACCGTCGTTTAAGTAGTCGGTTAAAATCTTCGCCTCAGCTTCTCCCCATTCAAAAGAAAATGAAGATAATTTTACGTCATTTTCTCCAGGCTGAAAGTTAATTTCAATTTCTGCATCATCGTTATTAATTGGACTGCCAACTAAAACACCATTTATGTAATCGTTAATTTGCATTAATAAAGTCTTTTAGGTTTCGATTTGCTTACTTTTTTCATTCCGTTTACGAATTGAGTGTGAGTAACAAACGCATTTTCATCAATATGCAAACTCACTTTACTGTTGTTAATCGATTTTTCAAGCGAATCTAAGCGGCTAACTATTCTACTATCGTTTAGGCTAATTGAAGCCATCATCCCGCCCTTCTCGCTGTTCTGTACAATGTCAACTATTTGCTGATTTGTGTAGTCTGTTAACGCTGCGGAATGTTGAATACCCATTATTTTCTCACGTCCATCAAATAGAAACGCTTTACCGCTTTTGGTTCGGCCTAAGTAGTCATCTTTACCAGTATTTCTTACTTTGCTGCCTGACATATCGGCCTCTACTCCTTTGTCCGTTCCTTCTTCAAATAAGGCTGTGATTGCCTCCATTGTTCCAATTGTTGCCAGTGCTTTAAATGGTGCTGTATTCGCATCGTCTTTGGCGTATTCAGAAGCCAAATTGATATAAGCCAATATTTTATTGTTTCTTACCTGTTCTTCTTGCTCTCGTTTTTTACTTGCTTTTAGTTTGTCTTGTTCTGCTCTTAATGCTGCTGCGTTGTTTTTTAGTCCTTGTTCTGCTCTACGCTCTTGGGTTTCTAATGCCTTATCATTTTGCCTAGTATCTTCGTCTAGTTGTTTAATTCTGTCAGATGATGCGCTGTTCATTGCCTCGCCAATTGTATTAATACTGCCCGTGATTGTGTCAATGTTTGCGAGCCTCATCTCCTCTTCTTTTGCGAGTTTAGCTTTTAACGCGGCTTCATCATCTAATATTTCCTGATTTCTGATTTTTTCTTTATTGGCTTTCATTTTTTCAAGTGAAGCAGCGCTTTCTTCTTCTTGTTTTTTTAGCCATGCACGATAATCAGCGTCTTGTTTTAGCATTGCTTTTGAGTCAATATCAAATTCAATGCTTAAAGCGTCATCTTGTTCATCTTCTTCTTTAAGGTTTATTTTACCAATTTCTTTTGCTGCTTTTTTTGCTGCTTCGGCTTCTTTGGCTTTTCTTGCTGCTGCTGCTTTGGCTGCTTTTTCTGCATCTTCTTCAATATCTTCAGCTTCAATTGATGCTGGGGTTTCTGTATCTAATCCTAGCCTTCTGGCTAATTGATCTCTAGCATTTACCAAATTATTACCTTCAAATTCAGCTTCATTAAATTCATTTTGCGCCCTTATCAATGCAGCCATTTCTAATCTTACTGTCTTTCTTTGTTCGTTAAATCCCTGCCCTTTGTCGTTAGTTACAGTTTCTAGTTGTTTTTGTAAATCAATAGATTTATCTATTAACTCTCCTTCCTTTAAAATTTCTAAACCGTGTTGTTTTGCTACAGATACTAATTGTTCCCTTACAACCATCTCTTGTCTTCTGAACGCTAATCCCTTTTCGATTATGCTCGCTTGTTTTTCTGCTATCTTTTCGTCTTCTTCTTGAAGTATTATTTTATTAATCAAGCCAGCATTAACATCTTTTATTGCAATTGATAATTCTTCATTTGAAACTTTATCGGCATCAATAGATTTTAAATAATCTGGATATTTTTCTTTTAATTCTTGGATAAGTTTAATCCTATCCTCGCTTTTTAAATTGCTTTCTGTTATTTGGACTAAAGTATTTTGAATAGCAACTTGCTCATCTCTCATTGCATCAGATGCTAATTCTGTATTTGTGAAAAACGATAGCATTGAAGTTGCTGCTTCTACTATACCCCTTGAAAGACTGCTAAACGCTCCATCTCCTTCAAGTAGTCCTAAAATTAACCCTTCCCAAGCTGAATCGAGTATTTTAATGCTTCCTGATAATGTATCTAATTGAGTATCTGCCATTTTTTTGGCTGCTCCACCTGAATTATTTAATCCTTTTTCTAATTCTTTAGTTGTTTTAACACCATCAGCCAAAACAAGAAATGATGTTGCTGCTCTTTTACCCACTAAAGCGGTTGCCGTTGCAAGTTTATCGTTGCTATTTACAATTTGTTCAAGTCCTTGATCTAAATCTAACCCAGCTGCGTTTAATTCAATGAAACCAGCTTTTAACGCTGTACCCGCTTTACTGCCATTAATACCAGCATTTGCAAGAGTACCAAGCAAAGCGGTAGTTGTTTCTACGCTTACTCCTACGGCTTTTGCTGCTGGTGCTGCGTCTTTCATGGACTCTTTAAACTTCTCCATGTCTAAGGCTGAAATACTAAATGATTTAGCCATTACATCAACAATTCGCTGGGTTTGATTTGCTTCTAATCCGAAACCGCCCATAGTTGCGCCCGCAATTGCTGCTGCCTCGCTTAAATCTGTACCTGTTGCAGCCGCTAAACTTAGTGTTGCTTCTGTAGCGTTTAAAATTTCAGCCTTATTAAATCCTAATTTTGCAAATTCGGTCTGCAACAATGACACTTGCGACGCGCTGAAGGATGTTTCTGAGCCTAAGCGCTTTGCATCGGTTGTAAGTTCTTTAATGTTGTCTGAAGTCGTTCCTAATACAGAGGCTAGATTAGCGTTTGACTGCTCAAATTCGCGCGTTCGTCTTATTGCGTCTCCGAATACTCTTGTAATTGCTCCGATACTTAAAAAAGCGGCTCCCATTGCTGCTGCTGCTCCGCTAAATATTTTCGGATAATTACCTACATTTCGTTGAAACTGGCCTGCTGATTTATCAACCTTCTTTAATTTAGTATCAAGTTTTACAACTTCAGCTTTTAACTTTCGCGCTTGCTGTGAGTTTTCACCCATTGAAAGAGCTACATTTTTATACTTTTTTCTTAGGTCGTTTAATGTTCGCGATTCTTTTTCGTATGCGCTTATTAAGCCTAATTTCTCTCTGGCTAATGTTTTATTTAATTTGTTCTGCTCTTGTAGCTTTATTTTTGATTGTGTTAATTCTTGGTTTTCTTTGGTTCTCGATTGCTCTAATTTTTTACGAGTTGAAAGTAGTGCTTTGGTTGTGACGTTTACGTCTGCAGTGACTTTTTTATGCCTCTTAACATCGTCGGACGTTTTGAAAGCATTGCTTTTTAATATGTCTTTTTGTGATTGAAGTATCTTTTCTAATTCCGTGACTAGCTTCTTCGCTTCATCTGTAACGCTTGTTATCGCGTTTGCGGCTACTAAATCAGCCCTTTTTATAATTTTCTTAGCCATACTACAAAGTTAATTATTTCTGTGCCTTGTTTTGTGTCTTGTTTTGCTTCGTTAACCTACTCAAATTGGTTAGATACATTCTGGTGCTTAATTCGTTTGGGTTGCACGGGTAAAGGTTTTGGCTCATGATGCTAATTATCTCAAAGAAATCAGTATTTGCGTCTAGCTTTTGCTCCAATAAATCCTTTTCATTTTCTGCAATTAGTTTGGCCGCTAAACTATTGCCCACTTCAGCGTTGATTTGCTTGATTAAATAACGCTGTTCCTTCTTTAAGCCTTCGATATACTCCGGATTCTTTAAATGTTGCTCAATTACTTGGTCAGTGATTAGCTCCCAAGCGTTAAATAATTCTGCATCTGTTGGCTCCCCTTCAATAGTCAAGTATTTAAGATCAGAATTTTCAGTAACTTGATGATATTTCAAACATGGTAAATCATCAATTGAATCGTAGTACTTTACTTTTGCCATTCGTTTAATATTGTTTGTTGCATTATTGGTATGGCTTCTTTAATTAATTCGTCGAAACTGTCATCATCCAATCCTAAAACCTCCCATGTTGGAAGTAGTTTTTCGAAATCTGCTCCGCTTTCTCCTGGCTTCGTTGGCTCTTTTACTAAATCGCCAAATTCTAAAATGTAATCTTCAGTAACGGACAACACTTTAAATGACTTGTACAAATCACCCTTATCGAATAAACGCCATGGTCCGGGCTTTTTCTTGTATTTTATTATTGACCTTTTAGAGTATGGGGGCATTATTCGGTTGTTTGCCGCTTTCCCAGCTCTTAATTGGTCTAGGTTTAAGCTAATTACCAAATCCTTTAACGGCTTCTTTTTGAAGGTTAGGACAAAAACCTTTTCAACGTCGGTTTTGATTATATTCTTTGCTAATTTCAGTAGTTCAAACATTCTTCAAATGTAAGGCAAAAAAAAACCCCGAATTAACGAGGCTTTTTAATTTGTGTAAGAATATCTATTTAAGAGATTTCTTTTTCTTCTTTGGATACTGGTCTTTATACTCTGACCAAAGCCGATTGAAGTCACCTCTTACACCACCGCCAACTAATAGCGAAATGAAAGCCTTTTTTCCTACTACTGTAGGTGCAAAAGCATCATTTGCAATACTTACGTTTGGGTAGTATTTAATCATTAGAAAGTAATTACTACCGCTTTTAATGCTGTGTCATCAAAACCCAATGTTGCAGGTGCAATAGACAGTTCTAATTCGTCTCCTGGTGTTGCCGTTGGATATGTAATAGTATAAGTTCCTTTTGGACTTTCAAGTACTGATGAAATCGTAATAGCTCCTGCAGTAGGTGAAATTTCAGTTAAAACAAAATCATCCTTAACCAAACCCGATGCAATTCCTGGATTAGCTAAAGAACCGAAACCGTTAGTAATTTTCATTACTGCAACTGTTGTAGTTGCTGTTTCAGTAAGTGTACCAGATAAATCTAGTAAACCATCATAAGCCAACCAGTCCACATCGGTTAAAAAATCAGAAGCTAAAAGCATTCTAACGTCTGAATCCTTAACAGAAATGCTCCATTGGAAGCCCAATTGAATTTTCGCAATTGTTGTATCTGTTGTGTCCATAGTCCGAACATCCCAAGTTTCTTGGTCTATTGAAAGTGGAGCTAAATAAGCAGGGTTTGAACCGTCACCGATTAAGTTACCTTGTGAATCAACAATGTAAGCGCCCATATTTGAACAACCAAATCCTTCAATTTGTTTAGCGTAATCGCCGCCCAAACTTAGCATCTGACCAGTAAAAGTTTTTACACCGTTACGAATCTTTACATTTTTTCCACTTGGGAAATCCTCAGAAATAGGGTCACCTCTTTCATTAGTCACATTTTCCATTTCAGGTAATGGGTAAAACCTTTTCTTATCGTCAGCTTGATTAATCAAAGCTCTGATAGCCGAATCAGCAGGAATTGTTCCTACTGGTATTCTATTAGCATCGTTACTAGAATCAAACATAGGAACCAAAATCAGCCGTTTCGCAACGTCTTGAATAGGCATACACCCTGGAGTGCCTGTATTTGATAATGTTACGTTGCAATCACATGATGATGCCATAATTTTATAATTTTAAATTTAACACAAAAATAAATAAATTTTAGTCAATATCGAAACCAACATTAAATCCAGAGCTGAAAGCCGCACCGCTTGGTGTTACGTTTTCTTGTTCCGCACATAGTAGGCTTTTCTTTATTGGCACGTCAATAACCGATTCAACACCCGACAACATACCAACCGCTAAAATATTCGTTTCGTCTGTTTTGGATAGCGTGTCTCCACCGACTATAAATTTCTCATGTGATATAAAGTCACTGGTTCCAATCAAACCCGTTTTAGGGCTTTTTTTAATTGCCTTGTAGGTAGATTCTGCCAGAGACAACATCGGTTGTATTATTTCGGTGCGTCTTTTGTCGCTTAAATAATCTCCGTATTTATCAGAATTAAGGAAAAACAACCTTACCGATCCATCCGAATCAATTACAGTATCTACATCTGCACTTCTTGACCTTGTTTGCTTGTTGAAAAACCATACAATTGGAAACCATGAAGCTGTGTTTCCGTTTGATTTTGCCTTTAACACTAGCTCAAAATTTGTTTGGGTAAGTGATCCTGCTACAAAATAAGGATTTGGTAGGTCTTTTTTTCCTATGGTTGGAGAAAGTGCTTGTTTTGCTATTTCTTGGACCGTGAAGTATTTGTCAATTTCAAACGCTGTTACCTTGTATTGGTTGCCGTCAATGGTTAGCCGTGTACCTGTATTTATCCAGTGCGTTTTAAGAGCATAACATTTGTATTTGTTATCATCTTCTGTGATTATGGTATAAATATCTACTTGAAGATTTAACGCTCCAACAATATCATTTAAAACATTTTCAACTAAAATCATAAAGGCGAATATAAGTCTGGAATGTAACCTTTAAAATCTGGATAATCTACAGGATTTTCCATTACATAATTTTGCAAATTGGTAATACTCTCGTAGTTTCTGTTAGTTAATATTCCGTTTTTAGTGATCAACCTATCAGAAGTTGCGGCCTCCTGCGAAATATTGACATTTCCCGAACCACTATTGAAAGTTTCTTGATCAGTTGTAAATCCAATAAAAACTATTTTCTTAAGAATATCCTTTATTCCTGTTGTGTAATACGGCTCAGTCGATATTGAAAAGCCTAACTCATTGAATATTAATAAATACTTTGCTGTTGCTGGTACTCGTGGAGTGCCTGTTAAATCAGCTATAAATGCATCGCCCAATGTTGTACCTAGAATCAACCTAATATTTTGGTCTTCTAGCTTTTCGGTTATGTATAACGCTAAATATTCATCTGTGTACTGGTTTGAAGAAATTGCTGTTATACCTCCTGCAAAATCTGTTGTACTTAATATCGTTGCCATTATTCTATAATTATTGCCGTGCCATTTCTGACCATGTTATTTGCTGCAAGTCGTGCTGTAAATGGGCTTTGAGCGTTCTTTACTAAATCTAACTCTGAGCCAATTTTAAACTTTTTCTCTTTGTTTTGATATGGCTTTAAAAATCGAACTATTAGCTTTTCTTTCATTGCTCAAAGTTAACTATTTAGTTTTCTTTTTTGCCTCTGGTTTTTTAGCTCCTTTTAATTCTGCTTGGCCGTTGCTAATAATGAGTTTTCCAACTTCTTCCGTAACTTTATATTCTACACCTATCATTAAATGCTGTGTCTTTCCTTCTTTTACTTTCTTTCCTATAACTATCATAGCTCTAATTTTAAACAAAGTTAAATAAAAAAAGCCCCACCAAATTAATGGCAGGGCTTTCTAATAATCTGGTTTAGATTATGCTTTTTCTATAGCTGCTGCATCAGTTGCAAAAACACCTGTTACAAAAGCGTTCAAATCATTGTTTTGAATAAACAATTGACCTCTCCACTCAGCTAGGATAGTTCTCATGTTCTTAGTGAAATCGTTACCGTCTAGACCAACTTCTACCATAATAGAACTCTTTTCTACTATCGTTGCTTTTGAAGCGTCATAAACTAAATAACTCCCTATTGCCATGTTGCTGTTTTCTAAAATTGGAACACCATCTAACATTAGAGTTGCGCCAACTTGCAACAATCTTGTAACATATCTGTTGTCAGAATCAGAAGCTAAAACTTTAATCACTTTCAAAGCTGCTACGTTAGTAGGGTTCATTTGAATAGTTAAATTAGATACTCCTTGATTTAGAAGTTTAATCTGGTTCATCGCTACCACTAAAACATCAACTGCATTAGCGTTTTCGACTGCATTTGCTTGACCTGTTGCAAATGTTCCTGGATTAAATGCAATAGCTTGGTTCATTAAACCGTTAACTGTGTTGCCTGTTCCGTCACCATTTAAACATTGGTTGTCTACAGAAAGTAACAATCTTACGATTAGTTTATTTCTTAACCATCCAGCCATGAAGCTAACATCATCCAACATCTCAGTAGATACTTTGAAGAAGGCGGCAGTTTTTTCTAATGAAACTGAAGCAACTACAAAAGTATTATCAATTTGATCTTTTGTTGCGCCTTCTGCTGTGCCTGCAATTGTACCGTCTTGAGCTGTTTCGTAAACCCATTCGATAGTATTACGGTCAGTAGTCAACTTTGTGATTGATGGGTAAGTTACTGTAACTCTCTCAGCAATATCGTTAATTCCTTCTAGTCTTTGTGCTTGTGGCATATTTCCACCAGACAAACTATTTCCGAAGGTCATATCTACAACCTTATCAATGGTAAAGCTAAAATCGTGATTTCTTTCTGTTTTACTTTTTGTAAAATTTTCAAGATTAGCTTTTAAAGCCTTATCTATTGAATTTTCCAATCCGTTAACAGTAGCACCGCTTAACTGTCCTGTTTGGATAGCCTTCAAAGTAGTGCCTTGAAGTTTAATAGCTTCTTTGCAAGTAGCAATTTCTATTTTTGCTTTTTCAACTTCTTCTGTATTTCCGTTTTCCAGTATTTCTAATCTTGCTTTTAATTCTAGTTGCTCAAATTCTAATTTTGCAACATAATACGAATGCATTTCTTCAGTTGTAGCACCGTCAAAATCTTTTGAAATGTCCTTGATCTCTTTGGATTCAAGAAACTCTTTTAATGTCTTTTTCATCTTAATTTTTTAATAATGATAGTAATGTTTTATTTAATTCTCCCTGCGGCTTCTCGACCTTTGGAAGTGTCTTATCGACGGCTTCACCTTCTTGAAGTGCTTTAACTTGGTTACAAAAATGCAAAAAGTTTTCCTTTGATGGATTGCTTTTCACTAATTCGCTTAATATGTTGATAGACTCAAAGTCTAATTTTTTATTCTCTAGTGTTGGTGTTAATTCGTTTGAACCTTGAATTACGCAGCTTATCTCAATTAGTTTGGCTTCTAACACCGCCCAAAAATATCCTTGTCCTTCTGCCTTTTCAATGTTGATTACGTCACCCTTGTAACGCTCCCAATTGGCAAACTCTTCTTTTTCTTCTGAATCATTTACACAAAGTTCTAGCTTCACATATTGCATCCCTACAGAATGTTGGTCTATCTCCCCATTCAAATAATCTTTGAAGATATTAGCGTTTCTTTCTTTCTCTATTTTAGTGTCCATTAATAACGCTGTAGCTGAACCAGCCACTTTTAAACCAACATCAGACCACTGGACTTCTTTTTCATACACTCTTACAGGGCTTCCAACTTTCGCAGCTAATTCGTGTACGTGGTCGTGTAAATGCAAAACTCTGGTTCCGTTCTCCTTGATTGATTTTGAAAATATTCCTTTGATGTGAACGTCGTCGTGCGAATCCATGAATCCGTAGGTGTTACCGACAATTGTTCGATAAATTTCGGTTGCTGTATCGTTGTTAGAACCATCGGCTTTAGTTGTTATTTGTTTAGTGCTATCGAAATCAACAACATCAGCCTTTTTTAATTGGGCTTTCTTTAGGCGCATCAACTCCGCTTTATTTATGACTAATTCTTTTAGATTCTTTTTCATTTCCGAATGATTTTGTTATTCTCTAACGCTTTCTTTTTAGCTGTTTTCAACTTCTCCAGCTTGTCTTTGTCTATCTTAACTTTGTCTTGCATTGCTTCTCCCCCTTGTTGCGGTGTTCATTTCTGTGGTCGCTATTTCTTCTAATCCGATTTCAAGCCTAGCTTCATTAGGTGTAATTATACCTTCCTTAACGTCTTCTCTGGCTTCCTTTCGTCGTTCCGTTGGACTTGGATTAAGCGCTTCAATTTCCGACTTGTTTACTCTTAGCCCGAAATTACCAAACTTCGATAAAAATTGCCTATCGTATGAACTGGCTATCTTGCTGAACATTGGAATAAATACCTCTGTAGCTGCTTCTTTCTTTGCTTCTTTGATGTTGTTATACGTTGCGCTTGCGTTGTCATTAACAAGTACTGAAGGAAAACCCCATATTGCGGAAAGTTCGCGGATCAATTGAGTTTTATTTTCAATTGTCTGCATATCGGTTGATGATGCGTTAAGCTGCTGAACGTTAACTGGAGAGCTAATAACGTGCATTCTGTTTGATTTATGCGCTCCACCTATTACCCGATTCAATGCCTTTTGGAGAAATGATTGGTCACTTGGTTTAAGGCTTTGACCGTCTGAACCGCCTCCACTTACTAAAGCGGAAACACCTCTATTTTCAAAGTATTCGCTTAGGGCAACTTCGATATTATTGGATGCATTTAATAGATTTTGTGCTGCTTGAAGTGGGCTTAATCCGTTGCGCGTTTGCAAACCGTCAATTGATGGGTTATTCATTGCCACGTGCATCACTGAATCTGGAAGTAGTGGCTTACTTGCTATCCCATCGTTGAAATGGTAGCTTGAAATCTCGCTAATTATGCTCTGGCTGGTTGTCTTTATCTCCATTGATTGAGGAGGTAAAACTAACTGCCGGCCACCCATAAAGCCAATACTATTAACGTCGTTGTAAATATAGCATTCACCAGTTAACGCGTAAAAAGTGGTTAGCTGCTCCCAAAATTCAATGAAGGATTGATCTTTATTTGGTGTAAATACAAAGTCGTAAGCCTCGCCCGAAGTGATTTCTTCACCTGTTGCTTTGTCGTATAGTTCAACGGGTAACGTAGATACTCCCGTGCTAATTCGTTTGATGATGGTGTAAACAACTGCGGAACACAAATAACCGTTCTTAATAGCGTCCTCATCGCTGATGGCGTTACTGTTTAGGCTTGAGCCTATCTTAAAGAACTCATCCGTAAATGATGCCGTTTGCCTTCTTAACTCTCTACCGATATCATTAAACGCCATATTAAACAGTTTTGGCAAAATTAACCAAAAAAAATGTAATAGTTATTTCAGTTATGATATGGAATAAATTTGATTAAGACTAAGTTATTTAGCATTAGAAGTTAGTGAGAATTTTGTTTGCCCCATATCCGAATGTGTAAATTTATATTCTAAACTACATTTATCGCAGTTAAAAATATCAACCCAACCATTATTTTCTGATCTTGTTTTTATAAGACTTCCCTCATTACATTCGATGCATTTTTTTGAGTTAGAAGTCCATTTAGTTTTAACGTCTTTTAGTGTGTATGATTTCATAATTTACATTTGTTTTTTAGTTAATTTAAAAGAATCTAAAAATAAATATAAGTAATGTGAGTGGCTGGAGTCGAACCAACAAGTCTTTGCGTGTCACTCGCACCTACCGACTACTCTTGGAGTGAGATAGCGTTTACCGTTGCGCCACACCCACATACTCATATTCAAATCATTACATTTCTTTTTTAGTTAATTCAAAACCTTTTGATGTATAGGTGTTAACTCCTTTTCCTTTGGTTTGTTTCGCGTAGTTGTAGTTAATCCCAGCCAATTCACACGCTTGTTTAAATGATCGCACCTCCGTTTGCATTCCTGTTGCAATGTTCGTTAGTTTCCAATATGATATTTTAGGCATTGTCTTGAAGTTTTAGACTGCTAAAGTAATACTTTTTAGATAGTATTAGTATTATTATTGTACTTTTTTACGGTTAAAAAGTATTATTCTCTACATATTCCATAGATGCCATTGGGTGTAGGCATAACGTAAAGCATCAATGATATGGTTATCTGCGTCTTTTGGTATCTCAGCGCGTTTGTCGTTCCAAACGTAACTATTCAGCTCTTTTTCTAGGTCTGGGCTATCATCTACAACGATTAGATACTCCTGGAGCCATCGCAAACCCTGCACTATTCCGCCTTTTTTGTAGCATTTTACCGCATTAAAGTTGGCCCTTCTTAACTGGTCAATGTTTAAAGGCTCGGCATTATCGCAAACAATGAAATCATCTGGCTTAATATTATTCTCGCAAAAAGTTAGGATTTCAGGCATTGCGATATTCGTACCGTATAGCATTTGCTTTGCATAGATAATTTTCTTATCCCTATCAACCGCAATTTTAACTATTGCCATTGGGTGTGTCCAGCCCCAATCAAGGCCGTACATGAATACTAATTCGTCGTTGAATTTACCTCTATTCCAATTGGTAAATATTTGTCCTTCTGCGCCTCCCGTCATACCCAGACCGTAAACCTTCCACTTATTAGCAAAGAATTTATTCTTGATGTTGGCCGTACTGAATAGGTCCTTTTTGTTTTGATCAAAAAAACCGCGCTCTAGGTAGCTTAATAGATTTCTCTTTTCTTCTTCTGGAATAAATTCATTGTCCAAAAACGTTAATGCAATGAAGTTTTCTTTGGTTACATAATCATGCGCCCAAAATTCTGAATCACTGTTAAAATCAATGATTGTTTTCTTGGCTCTTAAAGAAATATCTACATACTTTTCATGGGTTATCTTATTAGCCTCATTGATATAGATTAAATCGCGCCTTCTACCTTTTCCAATGTCGGCTTTATCCAGACCAATAAATTCAATAAAGCCAGTAACCCCGCGATTAAACGTAAACCTTGATTTATTTTCATTCCACCTTCCACTGTACCAAAGTCCGTAATCAATTAATATTTTCTTAAAATCATCAAATGCGGTATCCATTAACTTAGTCCGCTCGAAGGAGCAAATAGTTATTTCTTTATTAGGATTCTGGTTAAACCAGTCAATAATAAGCATCTCAATGCCTATTGTCTTTCCAGCACCTCCACCGCCTTGAATGATCGCTAAATCATCAACTGACTTGACTAATTTGGAAATCTTTTTAAGCGCTACAGTAGGCTTATAGTCGTAGGTGTACTTCATTACAGACTATCATCACCAAAAATAGGTGCAGGCTTGCTAATAGTTATTTCGGAATTATCTTTTAGTCCTAAATCCCTAGCTATTATGCTCGCATTGAACGCTCCAACTGAAGCACCTTCAAGTTTTTGAGTGTAAATAACATCCTCTACACGTGTGATGACCCCAAAAAAATCTTTCTTTTCTTTATAGTTAAACCACGTGCCCTCTACAATATCAAGGAAGATATATAGCCCTGTTTTCGTGTATGGTGTTGTTTGGTCTACTATGCACCTCTCAGCATCTTTTCCATGAAATTCTACTTTCTCCCATTTCCGCTTATCCGTAGCCTCGAAATATTCTAGTGAGGCTTCCCATAGTTGCTCTGGTGTTTCAAACTTTGGATTTCTTCCGTGTGAGCTTCTTAGCCTCCACCATTCGTTGCCTTTTGTTGCTCCCATTACTTGCATCTTTTATGAAGCGTTCTTTTTGCTTCTATTGGTGTACCGTTTACTATGAACGTACCATACTCAGGACTATCGACTATTCTTTCTATTGCCTTGTCTCCGCATTCTAGTTTAGTCTCCAGATCAACCGTTTCAATGTTAAATCCGTGTTTGTAATGATAGTAATAAGTACAATCATAGCATTTCTCCGGTCCTTTCTTCTTGCAGCTGGTAAACAGTATTGAACCTATTGCAGCGATGATTACAATCGTTACAAATGTTGCAACCGCTTTGGTAAGCCTTTTGTTAACTAAGTCCATTACTCTGTTCATTTCGTTAAATTGTTGTTCTTTCATAATGTCAAATTTAGTTATAAATTTATTAGTGTTTTTTTGTTTAGTCTATTAGCGTGCAATTAAAACCACCTGTTATTTTTTGAAATTCTTTTTCAGTTATAAATCTAATGTCTTTTACTTTTACTGGTTTTGACCATACGCAATAACTATCAAGGCTCATCATAGCCACCTTAGATTCTCCAACCGCGCAAAGCATATTCGTTGAATCTCCAAAAGTAAAATACTGACCTATGCTGTAGGTTCTTTCATCCTCTATGCCGTTAGCAATTACCGCTAATGCTTTGATTTCCTTCTTCAGCTTTTTTACACTCAGTTTGAATTTGTTTAGTAGTATTTTATTCTCGTTGATTTGCTGTGCTGCTTCTTGTTTTGTCATTTCGTTTCGTTTAGTATTTCGTTTAGTGTTTCGTTTGCGTTTTTTATTGCTTCTGATTTAAATTTATAGGCGTATAATCCTATACCAAAAGAATAAAAAAAATCTTGATAAACGCCCCATTTCATCGAGTCAGGCAATGACTCAAATGCAAAGCTCTGAAGGATTTCCTCATAATCTTGGTAGTCCTCCCCTCTTACAAGCCATGTATTAAAATCTTGTTTTGCTTTTCCCGTTAACTTCATTTCTTTTGATTTAGTTCTTTTTCAATTTTACAGTGATTGCATTCTTCTGTAGTTATTTCAGATTTGCATTTTTCGCATTCAAATGTTGCTTTTATTTCGCTCATTTCGTTTTATTTAGTTATTTCTTTAGTTCCAGCTGCTCGATTTTCAACTTAGTAGTGTCAACCGTTTTGGTTTTGGTTTTGGATCGTTTGTTTAATTCGCTGCCGTAGTTTAGACCTGCTATTTTGCAAGCTGTTTTAAAGGTCTTGCACTCTTTACTTTCTCCGCTTTCCTTGAATGTTATTTTGTGGTATTTCATTTTAGTATTTAATGGGGGCTTTTACACCCCCGTTTTTATTTTAGTTTATTAGTAGCCCATTTTTTAGAAGCGTTTATGCTTGAATAAGTTTTTGACTCTAAAACCTGTTCTTGTCCGTTATAAATTTGGACATACATACAAATAAAAGATTTAGCTTCATTATTTGTAATGTTTACCGCTTTTGTTCCTGTTGTGTTTGTTATAGTTGTCATTTCGTTTTGTTTTAGAAGTCAAATATACTCCTTTTATTATATAAACAACCCTTTTAATAATATTTATTTAGATTTTATTATCTAAACCCGTTGGAAATGTAATACTGGAGCGGGTTTCTGTGGGTGAAATAAATGATTAGTTTTGTTTCTTCGTTCGTGCATTGCGCATATTTAGTTTGTTTTTAGGCTTGAAGCCCTCGTTTATTCGGGGGTTTTTTGTTGGTTAAATTCTTGATTTATGGCTTCTATGCAGTCATTAATAGCGTCGGTATATGCGTATGCGTAAACTTCTCCAGCTTCTTCTTTTTGCTGAATAGTTAGCCGTTTTGATCTAATTGCTTTTAATATTGTTTCCTTGTCCATTATTTTTTGTTGGTGTTAACTGTATAATTAATACAGTAGTTGTATAACAATTCTTAGGTTTTCTCTCTTATTGCCATGTTCATTCACCATACTATCAACATATTCTTTAGCCCCTTCTTCGCCTCTAAAATGCTCGCAGCTTCCCCAAATTCGACCAATCTTCATTTCAACAATAAACGCCCACCGTTTTTCTATGTTTTCCTTGTAATATTTTTCAGCTTCTTTCATTGTGCTAAAGCCTAATAATTCCAAAGCCCATTGATCTCCATCTTGTACTAAATCGTATTGCATCTTTTTTAATTTAACTCGTTAATATTATCTGTGTTACCTTTTTCTAAATTGTTGGTATAAACCAATAAAATCATTTGCCGCGATTCTTTTGCTTTGTTTGTATAACTAACCTTGTTAATTCATAAACCTTAAAATCACTTTTTATAGGCTCTAAAAAAACATTCTTTTCTATTTGCACAGGTGGTCTTCCATAAACTACAATACCTTCAATTTTGTCGTCAATAATTAAACCGTAGGCAAATTGAAACATCGGCTTCCTTTTAGCATAGTGCTTTTCTAAACACCACTTCATAGCTTGTTTGTATGTTATTTCTTTTACCTCCATTAAACTTCATTAAGTAAGTAATTAACAATACAATCATATTCACCTTGCATATTAGTATTGTAGTTATATTTTAAAAAAAGTTCTCTATGCTTTAATAATTCGGTGTATATTATATCATAAGCCAAGTCTTTATATTCTGTTTCTGTATTCTCAATATGATTCATAAACAATTGAGAAAATAAAAAATCTTCGTATTTCATAATTTAGTTTTTAGTTTAATAATTCGTTACCCTTTTAAAAATTCATTGTAAGCTAACCACGCAAAAATTCGATTCTTTGAACTCCTTGCATTTTCCTCATTTGGAGGCCGAAATACTGGTTTAATCTTATCGCCTGTGGTACCTGCTCTCTTTTTAACTACTAATTTTCGCGCCTCGCTAACCTCAGTATCAAAAGCCAAAAGCGTACGCTCCTTTAACTTCTTAATCTCTGGCTCTTTTAAATCTATTGTCCCTTCTTTTTGAAGTTGCAGAAATTTTTGAGAGCCGAAATCATCAACCATAACCGTTGGATCTTTTTTCTTAGCTGCTTTATCTGCTTCAATCATCCCTTCAAAACTATCTTCATACTCTTTCCTGCTTTTAATATCTCGGTTTTCTTTGTCGGATTCCCATTTCAAATTTGCCTCGTAAAGTCGCTGCTTAGTGATTGCTGCATTTTGTTCGTTCATGTATCCGATAATGAAATCGTTTATTGTAGAGTAATTTACCCCCATGAAATCGCCATATTGCTTTGACATTCCACGTTCTACAGCTAAATAAAGTTCTTTCTGCGTTAAACTTCCATACATTCCAGAGCGTATATTGCGGGTCATTTGCTTTATGTACGCTGTTTTTTGATTCTCATAATCTTCATCTGTTTTGGCATGGCCAGAAAGACGCAGCGCAATGTCAAATATTTCCGCAAAATAAGCGCCACACAATGCAATGTTTGAGTTCAATAAGTTTTTAAGTGTATCAATATCCCTGCACATTATTATTTCCCTTTCACCTGCTGTGAGTTTTGGACTTAAATTTTTAAAATTATATCTATTTATTACTGATATTCCCTGTTGTTTTTCCTGCTTAATTATTTCGTTGCTCATTATACGTTTTTTAAATCTTCAATAATTCGTCTGTTTATTTCTGCTCTCGATTCTGCTGTTGACTTCCCGTTAGATACTGGTTTTGCGCTCATACCGTCGTTAAAAATCGACAAATACATTATACCATCACTATTTTTTTTCCGCAATTTAAGCAAACTTTGGAAGTTTTTAGACCACCAACCTTCACGAGCCCATTTCGTTATTGCCTCA